TTATCCCCAAATTGCCAGCTCAGCGGCGGGAACTTGAACCCACTTCTCGTGACCCTCTTTGTAGATTTTGGTACTCCGAGCATCAGTGTGAGCAGCACGAGATTGAGGGTCATGACCCGCTTTATCGTACAAGTGAATACTTAAGCCTCGAATCTCATGAAACGTTGGCCGACAATCTACAGCAATACTCTTTTTAACCTTTGCCTGATCTCTAAGCTTGGAAAAAAAGCGGCTCAAATATTTTCGGTTTACTTGAGTAAAGTGATCACAGTGTTGGCTGACTTCATTGCTGAACTTCTCTGGCAAACGATGCACTATGTAAGGAGAGTCAACATCGTCCTTACTATCCTCGATAATTTTCAAGAGTGACCTCGTCACAGGGATAACCACTCGGCTCGCTTCTTTGGTTTTAACCTTCCTACGATGAATTCGGAGATGGCCAAACACTTCCACACCATCCTCAACCGCCGGTTCGCTGAGCCAAGTGATGTGCTCATATTTCATAGCACATACCTCATTGACGGCGTGTGTTGTCTCGAGCGAAAGATCCATTGCAATTCGCATCCACTTGGGAGCAATTGCCCAAATGGTTTTGTACTCCGCCAACGACAGGCGCTGGCGCTGCTTACCATCCTTTGGCTTACGCTTTTTGCGTTTGGCCGGATTATCGACCATCACCGATTCATCGATCGCGTAATCAAACACCTTCGACATAAACGCTATCCACCGGTTAAAGACATTATTCGATTTACCTGCAGCAACGACATCGAGAACCATGTTCACATCATCAAGCGTGATGGACATCCCCACTCTATCTCCAATCAAAGTCTTGAGTTTTGAAAGCCGGTTGTCGAACTCATCTAATGTCGACTTCGTAGGCTTCTCTTCGTCAGCATAACGAGCTGAAACGCGGTCAAAGAATGAAGAAAGCCTTGCGACTGATTTACGATGATGAGGTTTGATTAAGTCTAAGTTAACCGGATGGGATATTTCAGGATCCACTCGATAAGTGGCGTTGTATCTTCTGGCCAATGCAATTGCTCGGCTCTTATCGTGGCCAAGGGATTTACTGCTATTGTCGATGCGCCGAAAAACATACCCTTTCTTACCTTTAAAATAGAGACCTTCAGGCAGGTCTCTATACTTACTACTTCTTGGACGTGGCACGGTCACCTCAATACTAATTAGTGAGAAAGCAGTTCATCTAACAAAGGATCACCGCTCGAGTTCTTCTCTTTTTCTAGGTCTACATAGTATGACCGCCCTATCCGTTTGCCTGGCAACGTACCTAAATCGATTTCTCTACGACAAATCCGCACATCTGGAGCACCCCCATTAGGAAAGCGAATTTGACGCCAAATATTCAACTTCACCAACATAAACAACCTACCCACAGATATTGAAAAAAACCTGTGAACCTATGGAATGAAATTTTCTGTCTGATTGAATTCAGTTACTTAGAATCAATCTGTCTATTATTTCGTCCTCAGATTGCCGCCTGAGGCCGGAAAAAACCTATGGGATAAACCATGTATCCCATAGGTTTGGTTGGAGCCATGAGCATAGTTTTGCCGACTATGCTGCTTTTACTATTCCCTTAATCGTTAGTGATTTGAGTACGGAATCAACCCACTCAGCTTCCGCCTCTAATTGACCAATTCTTCGCGCTCTGGCCAGTTGAGCCACAACATCTAACTTCATAGTAGGTGATGCATTTTCATCTACTAACTCATTAAGTTCTTGCTGAATTTTTCCACTCAACTTAGCGAAATATGAGGTATTGGCGAGAAAGAGATGAGCTAAAGCTTCGTCCTGAACACGAGTACAACTGGGCTCAGCATCATAAGACTTAACCAACTCAGTACGACCAAACGGGGTTAAGGAATAAACTTTCTTGTCAGGTTTCCCGACTTGAGGAATGTGCTGGCAACTTGCGAAACGATTCGCCTCCAGCTTCGCCAACTCGCGATAAATCTGCTGGTGCGATGCTTTCCATCCCTTATCGAAAATGAGTTTAGAGAGGTCATAGCCGGTTAAAGGCTTTTGACTAATTTCAGCCATGATGATGAGTGGTAAATTTGATAGAGACATGGTTTATCCTTCTTCGGTTTAAAAAATTGATCAGCAGTGATGATTCAGCACTCGAACGGTGACATCGAGGTGCAGTGATGAAATCCCGAGCTTTGTCGCAAGGCGTTTACGGTTGTCGGCATCGAGATTGATGGCACTGGCCAACGTCTCGAATTTATTCTCATGACCGCTCATATCGTGCTTTTTGCCTTCGATATATGGCTGGTCTAAACCCGCTTCCTCGTATACTTCTGCGATCAGTTTCGCGATGTGGTTAAGGGGCTTCTGTTTAGCTTTTGGCATCTTGCTTTACCTCTTTACTGAGTGTTTCAAACTCTTCTTCGTTACAAATTAGGAAGCCCCCAAATCCCGTCTCACGGTGAAGCACTCCCTCGGCGATGATGCGACCTTCCAACACGTCACAAGCATGTTCGACCGCATCGTTAAAGCTTGGAAAAGAGCCAAGCTGCATGTTCACGACTTCTTTGGTTTTCGTGCTCAAGGCCAAAGAGCCGTTTTCATCCAAATAAGCAGCGATGTAGTTATTCAATTAAGATCCCTTAGTTCAGAACAGCTCATCGGTAACACACCGTTTTTCTCTTGCCCCACTAACTTTCCGCCACCAATCCAGCCGAAAGAGAAAACCACATATCCATCTTGTTGGGCGTAGTTCGTGATGTACTTAATGTAAATATTCAGATAACGCTCACCGTGTTCTTCGATGAGCATCACTCTGTCACCCACTTTGAAATCACGATCGTTCTTGCGAATTTCAAAGGTTTTATCGCCACGGATAATCGCTTCTAGGTATTCCGATTTAATCTTGAGTTGATGGTTAGCCATTCGACTTACCTTCTTTTAGCAATTTGGCCCAAAGATTGACTTTTCTAACGTCATTTCTTGCGTCCTGCTCAGTGGGATATTCATAAGGACCTTCACTGCCACCCACGAGTTGCCATTTATGTTCAGGCCCGCGGAGCTTGCAAAGAATTTGATGTTTAATCCGAGTGCTCTTACCTGTCATTACGTCATTTATGTTGACCATTTGGGCGTATTTATAAATGCGATCAGCGCAGCCAGGGTGAAGCTTTGATGTATCAATAAAACTAACCATTTACGGCTCCTTGTTTTTCACTAACTGGCTGAATTTCAGCTTTCATTTTTACTATTGCAATACAATCGCCCTGACCAAGTTGACGAACGAATGCGTGATAAACAGTCCCAGTTAAACCTGACGACAATGTGGGAGTGAAAGGCAATAGGGCCTTAGCAATATTGCCGAACTGATCTAAGTCGACCCCGAATTTTTCAAGTAACGGAGAATCAAAATCCTCATCGTCATTGATGATTTCATCAGTCTGTTCTTCGCTTAAACCCAATGCCGCACCGGCTAGTTGCTGAATGTCAAATAAGTCCATAGTTAACTCCTTACTGGTTAGTTTCTTTCTCACGAACATCGTCTGGAATGGTTGGGAACAGGCCGAACTCGCGCAGGTTCTCAACGCCCAGAGCGACAAAATTAGCAACGCGCTTACCGTTAATGGATTTCTCGTGGCCATCTTTCAGCACCACTTTGGCTTCCTTGAGCTGCTTCTTCAGAATGCGATCGCTCTTCACAGGTAAGCTGTCAAACTTGGCTTTCAATGCAGGGCTTTGGCTGATGTGCTGCATGATGTGGCTAGTACGAACCAGCAAGCACAGCTCGCCCTCAATCCAATCGAACGAAAACGGGTGGCGGAAATGCCCTGCATCCATCTCGCCCAGGATAAGCTCCATAATCCACACCCACGGCTCGCGCTCTGCTTCCGTTTCGCGAATGTGCGCATTCATCTCTGTCACCAAATCTTGAATAAAGTGACCATAGTTACTCGCTGCACCAGTGAATTCGCAGAGCAAACGCCACGTCAGCATCAAACAGGCATAGTTATCACGCATACGGTTCGCGCCGTTATCGTCCGGCTTAGCCATACAACGCTTCGAAAGGTAATCAACACACTCGCGGTAGGCGCGCTTCATTTGCGGTCGAGTGTAAGAAGTCAGATACAGGATCCAGTTTTTAACGGGGAAACGAGGCAACTCATCAGGAATCATGTCGCCCTTACGGCCAGTCAAGTCAGAACGCACCAGCTTGCCAAGCAGCGATTGCACCGGCACGTCTTCACCCGCCAACAGTACTGGCGCAATACTCAAGAATTCGGTCATATCCGTACCGCGGCGAGTAATAGTGTATTGGTAGCTCTCTTGCAGCATAGCCACGGCTTTATCAATCACACCTTGGCCCTGAGCAGAGAGCTCCTCCCAACCGACAGGATGAGAGGTGTGCGATATCGATGTCAGCAAACGGAACTCGGTTTTCAAGCTCTGGCCTGAAAACATGGTGAAGGCTAACGTGCGCTCAAGTGATTTCACCAGCGTTGATTTACCCGCGCCTTTCCCCGCATTCAGCATGTAGTGAGGCCAGAAACCTAAGAAGGTTTTGATGTGCGCGCCCAAGCCCCAAACCAACAGCATCAACGCCGCGTTGTTTTTGAATGTCGCATGGTATGCCTCAATCACACGCAGAGCCTGCTCTGGAGAACCCGATGGAAACTGCAAATTGTGGTAAGGGCACTGCTGTGTTGGATCAGTAAAGAATGAGTCCGGCCCTTCGTTTAAAATCGCTTGGCCGTTATGCCAAGCAAGCCCAACAAAGTTAACCGCGTTGCGCTCACCAAGGTGGGTGGCGCGCTCGAGAATCGAGATCATCCGTGTGAACTTGCCTGGGTTAAAAATGCCGCCACCGACCCGACGCCAAACATCGATGTTGTAAAGCTGCTCACGCTTGAGCACAAAACGGGTAAGCTCAGTTGGTGAATCAGGCGTTTGAATCGTGGCTGAATAAACCTTCGTTGGCTGCAAATCGGGTTCGCCTGTCATGGCCGAATTCGCTGATGAAATCGTTACTTTCGATAAGCCGGCAATACGGAATGAGCACACATCTTGTGGGATCTTCTGCTCGCCTTCTTCATTCGTGACAATTTTCAAATAGCTGGTGAAATCAGGCTTCACTCGAAACAACCAATAGAGAGATTGATCGTGATGTGGCAGCGGCAAGCGCTTAAATTGTGCGTTCTCGAACTCACCTTCCTGCCCTGCAATAAGCCAAGGTTCGAAATAATCCAGCGCATACTTGGTCATTTGCGTACCGTGCTTACGCAGATAATCGTTCAGGTCATTAATCTCTTCCCACTTCCCGCCGGATTGATCAACAAGGAAACATGGGATGTTAAGCGCCGTGCATCGCTCATGAACAATCCATGCTGCTTCTGGCCCCGGTCTGTGGCCTTTTCTTGCTCCTTCCGCAATCGGCTTGTCATTATCAAAACAACAAACCACACGCTTGCCAGATAGGAATCGCCAGTCGATTTCTTCTACCGCTAATCCACGAGTCGCAATCGCCGTCACCGGTACTTTCCCTTTACCCTTTGGGTCGTAAGCCGCAATCGCCGAGATGGCATTGATCGCAGATTCAACCACAATCACCGTTTTCGCCCTCTTAAGCGCCATTTTGTCAGGGATATAGGGATAACCGCGCTTCTCGCCCATCGCCTTAGTCTTGTTGTCACCGTTTAGCGCAGGATCAAAAAATCGAAAATCTATCCCCACCACTTCATTGGTAAATAGGCAGCGGCTCGGGAACGTCACTGCAGGGCCACCGTAACCCAACTCACCAGGGTTTTTGCTTGGGCTTGTCCAGTCGCTGTAACCGAAAGCGCCGCGCTTTTGCAACATATCCACCACATCAGCAGGAATACCGCGCTCATCAATCAAGTAAGCTCGAGCATCACTCGCAACCGCAGATTGCTTTTCAGCAACCCATGCCAGTTGGCTTTGAGGTTTTTGTTGCTGAGGGGCAACATCGTCCGTGGGAATATTGAACTCTTCATGCAGCCACTTCATTGCTTCGCTGGCATCCATCGCTTGACCGCAATAGATCACCAAATCAAGGCATGAACCCTTCTCGCCAGACGTATGATCTTTCCACATCATGTAGCCGGCTTTACCTGCATCAAAAATACTCACGCTCGGGTGCTTATCAGGGCGGTTGGGTGCGCGGTAGTTACCGTTTGGGTCGGGTCTTTCCATACCTAAACGGTCAGCCAATTCGTGTAAGTCAATCAGTTGTTTTAGTTGTTCTGCGGACGCCATAAAGCGTGCCCCCTATTCTGTGTAGTTCTACCCCAATTGCGACAGGGCCAAAGTGACGTTCTAACTCTTGCTTAACTTGCTGAAACTCAGATGACTTCAATAAGTCAGCCATGGTGGGGTGATTCTGCTGAATGTGTGCCCACACCATCTGCTTTTTGTCCGGCTCTAAATCGCTGAGAGTGACAGAAGGCATCACGAGTCGAATTAGAACCGGTTCGGAGTACCAGAGCGGACATTTCCACCCCGGATAAGCATTAAAGGTCGCAGGCATAAATCCGCCTTAAGCAGGCTGACGCAAGCCAAAGCTCTTCACTCAAGTTACAGCTGTGCGTCAGTTGCTGTTTCTCTACTTGCTCAGGTGGTACATGCTTCATCTCTTCCACATCGAGCTTAATGTGGCCTTGCTGCTCCCAGGCTGAGAACACAACATCCAACTCATCCATAAACGCTTGGCGGTTGATATAGCCCTGCTGACGAACCATCTGGTTTTCAAGCTTGAAAAGACAAGCACGTTCAGGCGCACTGAGCTTGGTCGCGGCGATTAGGTTAGGCATGCGCACCTCCCAAATACCAGCTAGCGAGCTTGCGTGTTGGGCGCAGTTGGTAACGCGCCCACACCGAGTGCTCATTCAACATGCTGAGGAAAGTGTCCAAGTAACACTCAGGCACACCGTCACTCATCAGCCACAGCCGGATATCGCCTGGATAAACCCCAAGACGATCCGCCACATATTCCGTTACTTCACGAGAGCTCCCTTTACTTGAGAAACGATGCAAATTGACGTTACGCAAAGCGGCAGAAAGCGCATTGCGACGCATCGTAACCAAGGCTTCATCTAACGTGATTTGAACTTCCATGCTTACTCCTCAGTTCAGTAGTGGGTTGAAAACGCCGCTACAACACGGTCTTTGCTAACAATCACAGGGGGTTCACCAACCATCTTCACCACAACGTTCGCCCCTTTATCTTCACACCACTCCACTAAAGCGGCGGTGACTCGATTGCCTTCAAAACTGATCACGTGGCCACGGCTGATTTGTTCAGCTGGCATTTGCCAAAATTGCGGTTCAATTAGCGGAAACATGTGCTGGCCTCCCGCATTGCTACGGCAATGGACTCTTTATCCGGTGCGGTATAAATCGCCGTGGTAGAAAGGTTGGAATGCCCAAGCACAGCTTGAACACGGCGCAACGCATCCGGTGATGTGGTTCGCCCTAAAAAGCGAATCGCCCAGGTATGGCGCAGCCAGTGCGGTGTACCCTCTGGCACATTGGCTAACCGGCACCATGTAGAGAAACGGGCTTGGAATGAACGGCGACTCATCGCTTGACGATTACGGCTCAAGAACAATGGGCGATCTTGCCGTGGAATGTCCCACTCAATCGTTGCCGCCATTTCTTCATGAATTTTTAAAAGCTGTTTCAGGGCATGAATGGCCGATTTGTTTAAAGCGATCGGATGTTTTTTCTGATTTTTCGCGTTCTCGCGGCTGTAAATCAGGTAGCCCTCTTCAAGGCTTTGCTCCGCTTCTCCCACGGTTAAGCCAACCATGGGCAGGTTATAGCGCTTAGCCTTTTCGGCATCTGGGCCAGCAAGCACACCTAAGCGCACGGCAGTTTCACGCATCAGCAGCATCCAGTAATAATCACGCTGCGCGTAAATGCCGTAGGTTTGCTTCACCGTGTTGAACAAGCGCTTCTCTTCCTGCTCAGTGAAATAGTGCAAAAAATATTGAATGGATGATGCAGAGTTATTCATTGCTAAGGTTGTCATGGCCTACCTCCTTTGGCTTCGCCGTTGAATTAACCGTTAACCAGTGCGCGCAAACGCTCAAGCAGCTCAAGTGCTGCCGCAAACGTATGTTGCAGTTCACGCTCAATACGCTCGAATTCTTGAAGCTCGATATCCCCATCTTCGAGGGCATCGGCAATAGCGCGGTTAACATCGCCAATTTCAGCGTGCCAACGGCTGTAACAGTTGAGCAGTTCCACATCAGAAATCGCTCGATAGTCACCAAGGTAGTAAATGGAATAATTCAGCTCGGAAGCAATGGAGCGGAGGATTTGCACATCTTTCGTGAACAACATCAGCTTGATGGCATCAAACAAACCCAGTTTGTGGCTGGACTGATTAGGGTTGATCTCGTTAAGCAACACACCCGGTCTTTTGTTTAGGTGCTGCTCAACAGATTCGGTATTACCATGCTCTTTCAGCGTTTGGTATAAAGCGTGTACCACCTGCGGGAAAGTGCAGGCAGATGAAGGAACGATAGCAGTTTGCATCGTAAGCTCCTTAAAATTGATACGTTTCCAATTTCAAAAGCCTGCGCTACAATCTACCCCAAGGATGAAATGGTGTTGGAGCCGTGAGCATAGAGGTTGTCGCCTCGCTCTTTGTCCTGGGGTAGACTGCTTTTGGGCAGACTTCTCGCCCTTACAGGATTGCCGTCCTGTAAGGGTTTTTCTTTATTCTGCTTTCAATAAATCATAATCCGGTTTTTTATATCCAAGCTCTCTCGCCACTTGTTCTAACGCTGGTTTTAACTGCTGACGTTCAAACTCTGTTTTAGCTTTAGATATCAACTTTACGAGCTCTATATATTGAGAGCGAGAACGTGCCGTAGATGCTGGATTTAGTGTGTAGCTACCAGTACGGCGGATTTGCGGAAGTACTTCAGAGGTTATCCATTTTCGAAAGGCTTTAGCTTCAGGTTTGCGACTCATAAATATGAGTTCATACAAACCAGACTCGGTAACAAAGCTCATTGTTTGTTGCCCACCAAGGGTGTCCACTAATACTGGACACCCTTGGTCCTCATCAAGCCGACTTAAAGCATCCCGATATTTTGAAATATCCAACATTTCACAAACATCCTTTCCGCAGAATAGTGGTTCTCCTTCTGTGGTAACTGCAGTTCTCAGCTCTTGGCTACAAAAATCAAATGAGAGAACTTTTTCAAAAGCTCTAATTACTTCAGACATTTTCTACTCCTAAATTAAGATAAACAAATCCATCGGCTTTCTCAGCGTCGTTAACTAAGCCGCCTCATCTTCAATAGGCGGCAAACCTAGCTCCTCCTCTTTCTCATCAACTGCTTTTTTTAGAAGTATGCGTGCCATTTGTGCCAGTTTACGTTCGTCCAACGTTGCTAAACGCTCCAAACGTAGTCTTAAATTCAAGTCTTTTACCGTAACTTGTTCATAGATTTTACTTTTCATGTTTACGTCTCGGTTTTAGAAGCTATATCATAAATATTATTACAAGCACCTTATAGAAAAAGTAGATTTATCTACTTTTTACACCCTACAAACCGATCTTAAGACGGTTTACAGAGTTTAACAAGCCTTTTAGGTAGGTTTTTTAAGATGAATTTTGATGAACGTCTCAGTTTTCTGATCCAAGACCGTAAAAAAACACCTTGGGGAAAAGCCCTCGGTTTTACTTCTCCAAGCATTACCGCAATGTTTTCTGGCCATATCCCTGGGCCAGAATTTCTTCATGCTATTCGCAGAGCGGAGAACGTAAATCTAAACTGGTTACTGACGGGTGAAGGTAAGCCATTTATCGTTCATCATTTCCGAAAAGCGGACGAATTTGTAGCAGCCGTTGATGCCATGCTGACAGATGAAGATTGGACGGTATATGTTTGTTCTTTGGAAAAACAAACAGCGCTCGTTTTAACCCAAATAGGCCAATACGAATTCAAAGGTAAGTGGATTGATTACACCTTATGCGAAGTGCTTGTTGGGCAAGGAAGTGAAGAGCTCGCACAAACGTTGCGCAATCATCTCCATCAAAGAAACATCTATGTGCTAAGTGGCCTAACTGAATCCGTCCTAAGCCAAATTGCAGGCGGCCAACTCGGTACCTACTCTCTGCTCATACATCAAGATTCACACCTAAAGCACTTTTCCGTCAAAGCCACACCAGAGATGCTGCAATATTCAGAGGAATATTCTCAAAGCGTGCCCGTCTCCATTCCACTGATGCGTACCGTCGTAAATTTGGTTGAGCAGCATCAAGTAAGAACAAAGCAACCTCTCGATAGCGATCAAAAAGCGCGAATCATTACGGCGGTGTACCGTCAAGCTGAAAAATCTGAATTGAACGATGATGAAATACAGGCAGTAATTGAGACATCGTTTGATGTGTTGAAGGACTAAATAGAAATCAGCGAGCTAAAAATGACACAGAAAATAGAAATGAATTGGAATGAATACGTAACCGTTCTTGGAGAACACTGCCCTGCTGATAAACTTGACCGTGCTAAATACGCCCAGTTCCTAACTGGTTTCCTTGCTGGTCAGGGATTTGATGAAACCAAAGAGAATAATGCACAGAAGAAAAACTATGTGCTCAACCTCAACTCTGAATGGGGCTCAGGAAAAACCTACTTTCTCAAGCGATGGTACCATGATCTAAAACCATATTATCCTGTTGTTTACGTTGATGCTTGGAAACAAGATTATTCTGATGATCCATTGATGACTGTGATTTCATCAATGATAAAGCAACTAAGAGAACAAGCAGAAAAGAACGCTGATGATCCTATCTTTAAGGTGCCTCGTAAAGCGATTGGATTGCTGAAAGCGGCTTTACCTAGTGCTGCTGGCGCATTAGCAAAACGCTATTTGGGTATTGATCCTGTCGCGATTATGGAAGCCGCAGCCGAAGGAGACGTAGGAGAAAAAATAACCGATTCAGAGGGTAAAGAAATTGATATGGGTACTGCTGCCTCCAAAGCAGTGCAATACCTTCTAGACGAACACGATGCCAAAAGCGAGGCTATTGCTAGCCTTAAAACATCTGTAACGCAATGGATCGAAGCGGTTAATGGAGCCAAAATATTAAGTTATCCCGCATTTATTTTTATAGATGAACTTGACCGATGCCGACCGAGTTATGCGGTTGAAATGTTAGAAACCATTAAGCATATTTTTGACATTCCCGGAGTCGTTTTTGTCGTTGGTACCGACACGGAGCAATTGCAACATACTGTAAGAGCCATTTATGGAGAAGGCTTCGACGCTATGACTTATTTAGGCCGTTTTTTTAATAGCCGCTGTACCTTGAGGAAACCTTCATTTAAAGACTTACAAGAAACACATTGTGATATGCATAAACTAACCGACATCTACTTCAAAGAAATAGGCATTGATGTATATCCCAATACATTGAATAGTATTGAAGAACTAGGTGATGAAGTTGAAATTCCATTTAGAAATCTGACTAAAATATTTGAAGCTTTCAACCTTCAACCAAGACAAGTCATTCAAATCACAAATAGGCTTATTTCAATAATTGATAATTTAAAATCCGCCGTGTTAGTTGATGTTATTTTTTTAACTTTCTTACTATGTATGAAAGAAAAGAAACCCCGTATATATGATGAAATCCTAAAAAACCCTTATTACTTAATAAATCAAGCCAATACTACAGATACATATGTGTTTATATATCAAGAATCAGAACTCTCAAAAACCAATATCAACATAAAGATTAAACCCGATGAGCAAGTTAAATATTTTTTGGAAGGTGGACATATCCATCAAAAAAACAGTTGGCCCACCGGGTATTACAGTTGCACCATATCAGAATACGTTAGAATTAATTTAAACATTATTTTAAGTAAAGATAAAATTAATTCTATATTTAATTCTGCGATTACAGAAGCATTTAATTTTCAAAGAAATCGTCGCTTTGAGACAACAAGAGCTGACATCTGGGTTTCTATAGAATTCGCTAACATGCAACAAAAAAATGGCCAATCTTTAGACTTTTACAAAAACTTAGTCGACTTATCTTCAGCATTAGATTCAGTAGAGATAAAAGAAACTGACTAATATGGTGAGTTTCTTTTATCAGGTTAGAACCAAACTAGATATCTCCCCAACCTTGACTTTCGGAGTCACAAAGCGGCCGCTGAGTAAGTGGCCGTTTCCATCTAACGTTTCGATGACGCTCTCACACATCCACTCACCATTAAACTGGGTACGCTTATGCCCAGACACAAGAATATTCCGTTCCGCTTGAATCCCTGGGATAAACGGGAACTCTTCCAGCGTTAGTACGTAATCTTGGCATTTTTCATGGTAAAGGGCAGACTCTGCCGCGGAGCGAGCGGCCGCTTCCGATGGATAGACCTTGCTGAGCTTTTTTACTTTACCGCTACTATCACCCACACGGACGGATTGCTTTTGCCCTTGCTCAACCTTTTGCCAGTAGGCTTCCACCGCTTGAAACTTTCCAGTTCCTTTGAGCTCAATAACGGCTTGGGTTTCATCCGTTAAATGAACGGGGACAGCAGGCAAGGTTTTCCCGCTGACACTTTGGTTATTACCCCGCTGCGAAAACACCAGTTTTTTATTGGCCACTTTCATGGTCGCGCCATACTCAGTTGCTAGATCAGTGACTAGGTCTGCATCACTCTGCCCTGCTTGCACGTAGTGCTCGATGGTGATGCTGGCATATTCCGCATCGATAGCCGCCGTTAATCCATTTCGTTGAGCAACGGTTTCAACCAGCGCTTTTAAGCTTGTTTGTTGCCAAGTGAAATCACGCTGGGTTTTAAAGCTGCCACCTAAGTTTGCCGCGTCACCTGAAAGATTTATGGTTTGCTCTGGGCTCATGAGCTTCACCGAGTTGACGGTATAAGTGCCACGAAACACTAAACTGTCGATGGTTTTCCCAGTGTAGATTTGTAAGGTCGCCTCATTGCGAGGGAATGCGATTTTTCCATCATCAGCAAGCACCAACTCAAAGGTATCACTGTCTAACCCTGCTTCATCAGTGATGGTGAGGCTTACAAAGAACTCGCGCAATATTGGGGTAATGTCCTTCCCCTCAGCGATGATTTTAAATGGCATTAATCCCATAGGTTGATCTCCTGCGTTTCTGCAGGGGGCTCAAGTGGAGGAAGTTGTATTTCTACTCCGGCTTCTAGTGGGTGTGGCCGCGAGGAAAGGCCGCGGTTTGCCTTTAATACGGCCTCATACGCACCGGGCATACCGTTGTAATAGCGGTAGGCAATATCATCAATTTGATCGCCTTCTTTGCTGATGTAAATGGTCATATTCAAGCCTTATCTGGATACTCTTTTAGCTCGATGTTGAATTCGATTTTCCGAGCCACGCCCTTGGTAAATAGCTGGGATTTATCCACTTCAAGAGATCGTATTGTCCATAATCCCAAATCTTTACCCAAGCCATCAATCATGCGTAGCGGCTTGCCTTTATCCCCTTCGGCTTTCATCTTATCGGTTTGCCCCAAGCCGCCGCGAAAGTGCGGATAGATGGTACCTTTAAAGCGAAGGGTTGAAAGGTCAGCGCCTATGAATTGAGAGCGGGGTTTTCGCCCCGCAAGGTTATGGTCACTCCAACGCCAAGCATGAACTTCTTGAATGTTTTGTAATGCGGCGGTATCGATACTGAACCGATAATCCCCCAATGCCATCATCACATCCGCCATGGTGTCTCCTTAATCTGCGAAGCTGACATTGCGCCCTCCGTTATTCAATTTCTCCATTTGCTTGGCAACGCGCATCACCATTTTTTCCAGCTTATTGATTTGCTCGTCATTGACGCTGCCTTGAACGTGGAAAACAGGGTTGAAGTTAATTTGTGCCGGTGCGGATTGGTTCGGTTTACTGGCGTTGATTTGCATAGCCGTATTCGTAGCCTGCAGCATTTGTGGCGCGCTAGCGTTGGCTTCTTTTACGCTATCACCAGGCTTGGTATTAGGTTTGTCAGAACCAAATAAACCGCCAAACCATTCGCCAACCGATTCCCCACCAAGCCCACCAATTACAGCTCCTGCTAAACCACCAATTGCTGTGCCAATAACAGGAACGAAAGAGCCCATCGCAGCACCCAAAGAAGCGCCAGCCATTGCACCACCCATGCCGCCTAAGCTACCGCCAACACCTTTGAATTTGTCGTTACTGCTTAATGACGAATCCATTAGAGTTGAACCCATTTCAGCAAGGCTAAAAAGTGAACCAAGCATAGGAAGGCGCTTACTCATGCCACCAAGCAGTGCTTTCCCCGGAATCGCTTTTGGTATGACAGAAGGTGTGGTTAAGACTGGTGCAGGTAATGATGCCAACGGTTTACCAAATGAAATCCCTGAGATTCGTTTCAGGCCTTCGGTGCTTCGCCCAAATGAACGTGTGCCCGCTTTACCTATTGTTCGGCTTTTTCGTCTCATACGATCGCGGCGATTTCGTTGGCCAAAACCACTTGCTGGCCAATTGATCACCTCAACTTTCATAACATCAGCGCCGAACCCATCCGGCAAGCTCGGTGCATCAGAAGAGGGTTTGTTTTTGCCGTAGTTCCAAATGCGCTCAACTCGATTAGCAACCTTTTTGGCACCGCCAACTGCGGCGGCTGTACCACGGATAGCTTTGTTACCGATATAAAGCGCAGCCATAATTTTGGCTAAGTTGGCATAACCACCCGTCAATTCAGCAACAGCATTTACGGCTGAACCAATTGTACCTAGCACATCCGCCAAACCTTTCCCTACTTCAAATGCTGTTTTAAGGCCAGAAACGAGTTCGCCGCTAATGGTTTGAGCTAACTCATCCAACTCACCGTTAGCATCCATTTGGTTCAAGGTATCAAGTAAGGTTTGCACCTCTCCTCTGAGCACATCAAAGGCACCGGAAGCCATAACTTTGTTTTGGAAGCGTGTAGCTTGGTCACCAATATTTGACCACATGCCAATCCACGTTTTGGATAAGTCATCCATGGCTCCACCGTACTTATCATTCCAAATAGATTGCAGTGTGGATTGGATCATTTCTCGACTGGAGGCATCTGCACGAGCTTCCATTTCCTTGCCGTTTTTGGTGTAGGCATAAACAATTTCGTCACCTTCAACTCGCGCTTTTATACCAAATTCCTTTAAGCGCTCGTTCTCTCCAGTGACTGCATCAGCAATCGCTTCTACCGCTTGTTCGATAGGTTTCCCCATAGCGGCAGAAGTATCACCTAGCGTTCGTAGCAAACCATTTTGAACAGGATCAAGCCCGTAGGCTTTCAGTTGTATGAATGACTCAGTTACCTGAGCTAGGTCATAAGGTGTTGTGGCTGCAAAGTCGCTAATCCAAGCCATGGACTGAGCGCCCTTATCTTGACTTCCTTCCAGCCGATTCAGGATCACCTGCATTTTTTCAAATTCAGCAGCGGTTTTAACAAATGTCTGCTGAAATGCAAAAGCTCCACCGGCTGCAACTAAAGCACCTTTGTTACCTAGGTCATCAAAACCTGCACTAAGGTCTTTTACAGCACTGCGGAGCTCTTTGTTTTTTCGAATGTTCTTGCCAATTTTTGCCGTATTCTCGGCGACCTTTGCTGTGCATTGGCTCACCGCCTGCCCTACCTTTCGGTAGGTGCTGGCGGTTTGCTTATTGGTGTCACCGGCTTTTTCTGACGCGTCATTCGCCTTTTCTGTATCACGGACTAACTGTTCATTGCTTCGTCTAACTTTAGCCATAACCTTGCCAAAGGTTCGGTCTACGGCAGCCTCAACAAAAACACTCAGTGTGGTTGATTTGTCATTCGCCATCTTTCGATTCCACCATCATTTCTTCAGCCTCTCTTAACCATTCATAAATTTCAGAGATGGGCATTAAGCTGATGTCTCGGAATGAGGTTCCTCCGGTGAACTTGGAAAGTGTAAGGCACATGCGGCGACAAACTTTGGCATTGGCAGAAAAAAACACTCATACGCCTTTGCTAGCTGGGTGTAATCATAAACACTCAAGCTTCCAATGAGCGCACGGGAAGTATCCGTAAGGTTGGCAAATAGATGCGCTTCTTGCTCAGCATCCTGACTCCCCTGTGCACCAATACTTGCAACAGCATGTTGTGACAAAATAACGTCATTCGCTGTAGGCTGACGCATACTAATATGCGTCAGTTCTTTCCCGTCAAATGTACGAGGTTCTTCTAATCGGATTTTGATTGGTTCGTAACGCATTTTCACTCCTAAATACCCAATGCTTTGTTGATACCGGCACGCAAGTTAATGCCGCCCACACGTTCAATACCAGCCATGATATCGATGTGAACCAACTCCACTCCGTTATGCAGAATGGTGTAAGTCGTCCAAGTGATTTTGCAGGTCATTTCAGCCACTTTCTTACGCTCAAACTCACCCATATCTAAACCAATCACTCGGCCATTCACTTTCACAACAAAGCTATCGACACCAGATTGGCCTTGTAACGCGGAACGAAAAACAAATGGCTTTTCCAATCCGTTGGTTAAACCGAACATGGCAATGGTGGTTGCATTTGGCTCGGCAATGGTGACTTCAAGATCTTCCGTCTCGATGACACCCATATCGAGTTTGATGGCTCCCACCATCCCACCGGCTAAATATTCCTCCACCACTCGGTTGAGCGGTGGTAATTTTACTTTGGGCACTAGCCCAATCATGCCGCGGCCATCCTGAAACCAGGCGTAATCCGCGAGAACTTTTGGTGGTCTACGTTCCATAAGGCTCCCTTACTACTGAAAGATTACGTCGGCGTAATCGTTGATGAAGTGACTGGTCACGGTGATGTTCTGGGCAATACCAGGTGGAGTGAATTCGTAATCCAGATAGAAGTTGCCAGCAATAATGGAATCGGGCGGGTTTAAATCAGGGTCAGCCCACGCTTTGGCACCGTAGAGATGTCCGGCTCGGGTTTCCCCATCAAGCCCGTTTTGTACCGAATCAGTAACATCCTCAACAAAGGTGGCAAGAATTTTACGGTCTCGGGCCCATTTAAGGCTGGATGTGATCATGTCCAAAACCATGTCGTTAACGCGGACATGTGCATTGAACTGCCATTTGGGGTCATCACTGCAGCTTAAGTTCCCCCATGAGCGGTAACCACTATCCAGAATCACTGTAGTGATTTGGTTTTCGTTGAGTAGGTGCGCCATACAGTTGGTATCACCATCCGCATAATCCACAGGGAACTCTGTTCCCAACGTGCCGTTGATTTTGCGGTTTGATAAAGATGCGCTGTAACCATCGTTAGGGTCTTGGTCTTTTTGAATTTCTAAGCCCAACATATACGCACTCATCGGTACTAGGCGACCGTAAGCATTTTTTACTCGTGGCCAGAATAGCTCGAGGCGTTGATCCCCCCAGAGTTGTCGATACGCGACCGCTTCTTCGTAGGTTGTCCCCGGGCAATCACCAAACACTTTACAGCGTAAGCGAGTAGCGATGGGTAATAGCTTGGTCAGCACAGACTGGTTATGCAAAAATCCGGGAACGCCAAGTAAGCGAGGGCGTTTACCCGTAACCGCTTGTACATCCAAAATGGCTTCAAGGCCGGATTTAGCACCTGTGGCTGGGTCAACACCACCAATGATATTGGCAATGGTGGCGGCTTCATTTTCGCCTTCTTCCACGCGGATAATCGCGATAGCACAGCGCTTTTGATCGTAGATGGCCTGCAGTGCATCGGGCAATGTTCCTTTGGCATCACCGACCATATCAAGCTTGGCAATGATGTGCGGATTTCCTGCTACGAGCACTTGTTTCCCAATTGGGAAGCTGGCTGGGTCGGCATCTGGCGCGGTACCTACGACAACGGCGAATGACGTATCAGCCATTTGCATAGGCCGCACGCCGCTGTTGTCTGTAACGCCGAAAATGCCATGTTTAAATTGTAATGACATGGTGTGTTCCTTTGTTGTTCGAACAAGAACTCACCTTCAGCGGCATCGTTAAACTAGTGTATTGGTTAAGAGCAAGAAAAGAAGGGGTTAGGCTTCTGGGTTAACAGGCCACGGGTTTTCAAGTTGGATTTTTTCGCGAGCTGCTAAACCTTGCTTCTCAAGTTCAATGGCTTCCGCTTCTTTTCCCTGCATGCGTTTGATGTTGGCCTCAAATACTAATGGGTCAACAATGGTGAAATATAAGTGACGGCGCAGGTTATCGACTTGGTCGAATTCGGCGATGTATTGGGCGCTGATGTCAGTTACCCATTCGCCATCCATCCAGCTATCAAAAGCGGTTTTTCGCTCTTTGTCGGTCCAACCTTCTGGAATTAACTCTAGCTCGTCGATTTCTTTGGTTGAACCGTCTTCGCAGTTCCAGATTGAGCGCATAACACCGGAGAAAATGACCAGCTCGCTATCACGCACAAAAGCTTGTCGGCCTGCCATCTTTGCGGCTAAGGCATCGTTATACTGCTGCTCTGTGATTTCGATGGCACCTTCGACGTGTTCTAGCATTAACGCATCTTTAAATGCGAAAAACTTCGGTAGTAAAGTTTCTGGCTTATCCATTAGAAAATCCTCACTGCGACTTTACGGCCTACGGCAAATGTTTGGAAACGACTTCCAACTGGGACTTGTCGTGATGCGTTGAAATCAAAATTATTGAAACCCAGAGCGTTAGCTGGCGCTGTTCTTGATAGGCCTACGTATTCACCTACGTCAAACACTCCTGTAGCTCCATCGTAGAGTGAATCACCCAATGTTCCACTTACACTACCGCTCAAATTACGCATCGCGTCTTGAAAAATCTTACCATCCGTTACGGATGGGTTAATTACAGCTTCCATTGTGTTAAGCATTTCAAGCTGTGTGCCGTGTAGCGTAGATTTCGGCGCATTGACTGTCATTTTTACGACAAGGTTTGGTGCGGTGCCGGATATTACTTTATTCGTAAGGAAACCAGCGTTATATGGGTCGTCTGCGGTAAGAACGACATAACGGAATCTTGGGTCATTCGTTGGCGGAAGTGCGCCTTTTACCGGAATTTCCACGCCGACTGGAAGTGACGCCCATTGGTAACCCCTGTCGTAAGGTACCAATGTGATGCCCGCAGGAGCCATGTTAGTACGGTCTAAAATACCAACCATCGTTGTTCGATTGAACGAATCAGACTGCCGAGTTACTGTCAACGGGTTAGCATAATCGTCAGTTTTGTTCATCCAAAGCTCGTACTTTCTTGAAGATATTTGCTTTGTATAAAACTCAGGGTTGTCCAGACCAAGTGATTTAGGAATGATTATAACGCTCGATTGTCCTGCTCGTTCTGAAAAGATTATATCTGCATAAAAGCGATATAAGCTTCCATAATCGGACGCACCGAAAACAGAAAGAAGCACTCCATCACCGCCGCCGCCAGGGTCTGAAGCTAATTCGCCATCCACAACTGCAATTTTTACCCACGACTCGTTTGGTGTAAAATTTTTATTTGCAGAGAACGAAATGGGAAGTGAAAGGTCCCAAAATAAATCTTTATCTGAATATGGGTCTTTTGCTCCACCATTATCTGGCCCTGACGCAGCGCGAGCGATATAGCGCAAGCCATTGCGAACGACTTCGTGACCGATGCCGTAATTAATAAATGGCGACCACTCTTGTTTAAAACTTAAAGCATCTTTTTCATAACGAGTCAGAGATAAATACTGAGGATGCGGATCGGCTGCAGCGAGATGCTTGGCATCTTCGTCTTTCACAAACTTACGAGTAGCGGTCACAATTGTTGGGTCAATCATCACAATTGGATCTAGTGATGTCACCGCAAACGTCATTTCAATGTAAATGTCATTCACTTCTCCACCGTTATTGCTACCCGACAGAATAGGAATGCGCACCGTATTGCCAACGGCGTGTAGGTATGAAGTACCGTCAAACGTTGCTACAGCTGCAAACTCTCGAACGGCGATATCAACAATATCATCAGGAATCTTTGCCCATACTTTTAGCTGCGGAACCGCATCTGGTTTCGATGGCGTAATCTTCTCCATGCCCGTAATAGGAATACGCGCCAACTCATGCACTAAGGCCGTTTGCGTGCGAGAAGGTTGAACATAAACGTCATTTGCATCACCGATGGCGATGTGCGTGAAGTTAATCGGCTTGCTGTTCAGCTTGCCGTTAATCTCGGCGTTCTCACCCGCTAAGGTAAGAATCGAGCCGTAATTGAGCGCAGATTCTGGGATACTCATTCTAACTCCAGAGGTAATGGGCCAGAGCGGATAACCATGCCCCAACGTGTAAAGCAGGCATGACCGACATTCACCATGCTAGTGATGCTTTCCGTTCGCCAAGGGCCGGAACGGATCACCATTCCCATGCGGCTTAACACGCACAAATACATTGGTGAGGTCACTTGGCTAGTAATTGAAATACTCTCAAGGTGAGAGCGGGTATTTTTTGCATTGTTCACCGCTTTAATGATCTGCGGTACGGTGCTTTCATCGATGTCACTGTTACGAGCTTCCAGATTGACGCGGAAGAAACCGGGGCGAAGGTTCTCTTTATCTTCAAACCACTCGGTAACGCTGAGCCCATCTTTACGAATCGATTCAATACTTTTATCTAATGCGAATCGAGTACCCTTGCTTGAGTGGATAGGCAGCGATGCAAAAATTACGTTTCGCTTCGTTTCGTCACTCCAATTTTCATCCCAGTAATCAACGCTCATTTCCCACGCCAGATAAGGCAGTAAATCAGCGCGGCACTGGTATGGATCGTAAAAGGTCTTAATGTCCCGCTCGATAAGGGCAATTTCTTCCCAAAACACTTGCTCCATAATGCGTTCCATTTTGGAAGCAGAGGGCGGAAGCTTGCTGACAAACACTCGATCACTCATTACGCGACTCCGGCTTGAGTCACGATAATCTCAGTGCAATATGGAGCTTCGGATTTAGAGCAAAGCACAGAGGCGGCGGGTTCAACGATGGTCACGTCAATAACGGGCTGAAAGCTGACTGATTCATCAACACTTTTTTGAACATGTGATGCCGCATCAATCAGAGATAAAGTGACGTTACCACCAAGCACATGAGTCTCTTTCGCTAGTTGCTGTAAACGATTTCTGGCTTGAGCTAAGGTTTCACTTTCGCCAGGGCCTGCAGGTAAAGTCAGTTCTACAACAATACGATAGGGTTTGATTACGGCGGATTTTACTGTCAGGTCATCGTTCAACGGGCGAAGTTTTTCTTGGTTAACGTGCTGATAAACCTTATCGCGTAAAGCCTGCGAAGCTGTGCCATCACCAGTGCGGCTTAGGATGTATAAATCAACCACGAAACCATCCGGACTGGTTGGATAAGCGTCTTGCACATCTTCATCTGCAGCTAGGGCATGGAAAATATAAGCGCCATCGGGGCCTGCCGTTGAAAAACTCTCGGGTGCCATTTGTACGCGGCGACGAAACTCATCATCCGTTTCAGTTGGGAATTTCTCGACAGGTCGCCAATCCGCTAAGCGCTGTAGGTTCGTGCCTGTCGCGTAGGCCACCATGTTTTCCAGTGAGATATCTTGAAACTCTTGGCGAGCTCGAGTGACCTCTTCCGACATTGCTGAGAAAGCAAAGTAGAGCGGGTCACCGGCTTTGGGAACTGATGTATTGCTGAGTTCAGCGTAACGCTTCAGCATTCGGGTTCGAATCAATGAAGCATCAAGCTGTTGAACCACTTCGGGCGGTGGTAATTGATAGATCTCAATCTGGCTCACAAACTCAACCCTGAAATCGTTTCAATAGAGCCATCAAACAACAACTGTACATCTAAGGATAATGTCACCTGATTCTCTCCAAACTCTAGCCATGCTTGCACTAGTTTTATCTCGTCATTGAACTCGTTTGGAGGGTGAGCAATAGCATCGGCGACATCAGCAAAAATATCGATTTGCAGCTCTGGCGTGATGTTTCTATCAATCCGTTCTGGCAAGTTAGAGCCGAACGCACGGTTGAGAGGTAATGACCCCCGACGAGTTTTGAAGCAACGGTTTAGTCGCTGCTTCAGCTCATCGATACCGGTGATTTGTTGTCCCGTTTTTTCATTCAACCCAGTGGCCATTTAACCTCCTGCAAAAACATTATCAGAGCCAGAGGCAACGCTGGAACCACACCCGACAGGATCTCCAATGCGGCCTATCGCTTTACCATTCACAAAAACCGTACTGCTGCCTGCAGCTAGTGAGCTGGCATGTGTTTCTGGTATTGATGGACAGGTGTGTGCTGCCCATCCGTCACCTTGTCGATGCACTGGCTTACCGTTACAGAACACATCAGAACTGCCCCCTGTTGATGGCCGAGGAGGCCAACAACCATGGCCTGTGCAACTGTCCCCTTGTCGAGTTACTGCTGGCATAGTTAGTTCCAATCAATTCGAGGAGCTTGGAAGGACATGTTGCCGCCAGATTGAAAGCGCATACCGCCACCACTCGTAACTTGTACTTCTCCTTCGGCATGAAAGCTCGCGTTCCCCGCAATAGTCACTTGCACATCACCCGCAAAATTGGCTGAGAACTGCTTATTTTCCATGTCGTACTCAAACCAAGTCCCATCAGGGAACTCACGATAAAACAGGTTTAAGTGTTCTTTGGGCTGGTCATGTGAGCTTTGGTTCAAGCTGGCCACAATCACACCCCGCTGAGTGTTGAACTCTTTCACCACGAGCACGAGCTCCCCTTTTTGCAAAGGTGCAAAATCCTTTACCTCTCCCGCGTGCCCCACATTCGCAGGTATCCAATCTGTGGTAAGTTCCTGGGTAAATTGCACCTTGTAGCGCAGCGGTTTAGCTTGCACATCAACGATGGTGCCGATTTGAATCATCTGAGATATCAGTCGCACCAACTGATTTTGCGTAAACTCAGCCATGCGAAGACGGCTCCAAATCTGAGATGGTGAAATAGTCATCGACGTTGCCATCACCAACATCTGGCGATAAACCAACGGAAATGGAGGTAGGCACTTCACTTGGCCCTACGGGTAGCCAGTCAATCTCTCCGCCAAAGTCATACGGGCCAGCCACACACTCACAGATAAACCAACCATCAGGAGCTTCTTGCTGCTGTGATGTGATCACTTTCTGGATAGAGACATTGCCTGCGGCAGACGAGGAACAAAAGGAACGCCACTCTTTCAAAAACGCCAGCTCAGCGTTTTCAACGTTTAGACCTTTCGCATCTTTGCCACAATAAATACGACCAATCACCATGAAGTGAAGCCGAGTGTTGTATACATCCCCCAATGGACTCTCACCGGTATAAATGAAAGTCAAAAGCCCAGTTCTCAATTCTTCATTTTTATAAGCGGCTCGTTCCTGCCAATTTCTGGTTACGGTGCGGTCTGGATAACGAGCTTTAAACGCCTCTTGAAAGCTCGTTAAAATGTCATCGGGCATGAGTTGTGTCATGGAAACCTCTCGTTATCGAAAGCCAGCCGCACGCAAACCTTCTTCAACAGAACGCTGCAATATCCGGTGGACAGTATCTTGAGTTTGTTCGGCTGCTCTATCGTAAAAATCATTGGCTGGCGTGCCCTTCCTTGCGATAGAACGAGCGATCATGAAAGCAAGGTCGCGTTGGTCCGCTTTCGGGGTTTTAGGTTGAATACGTTTAACTCTCACCCAATCGAGAATGGATTGAACTGGTGGCACACCTTGACCACCCGTTTCTTGAACAACCAATCCGTTGTAGCGCAGTGAGCTGGTGATCATGCGTTGCAGTTCACCAACAACGTGGGAGCGGATTGTGTGAGTTAATGTGCTTTCTGCTTTGGGAGCCTCTTCTCTCGCCACTCGAGCAACTAATGAACCTGCGGTGCTTACACCCTGTTTCAAATAGTGATTGAGGGTGTCTGGGGCTTTTCGAAAGGCTTCATCCAAAGCGGAATCTTTAACTTCAATATTCAATTCACGCATGGCGGATTTGTCGCTCAAACTGCAGCATCAGCTGCTCATGAATCGCGGCTGGCGTGCCGTTCTTAGCTTCCCCGCCGATGCTATTTCGTACCGATACGGTTTTGTTGAGCTGATGCACCGCAATGTATTTCACGGCTTCTGCTAAACAGCGCAGCAATACTAAGGGTTCATCTTGTGTCTCAATGGAAACACTCTCACCCGTTAAAACTCGGCTTGCGTAATAGGTGTAGGAAAAATCGCGGCCACAACTCATCACCACAGAGTGGCTCGGATAGTGAGAAAGCTGCAGCCATTTTTTATCATCATCACCCGTGATCACGCTTACGCGGGGCAAATTACGTGGATAGCCACTCTCCCAGGGATTTTGGGTGCGCTGACTTTGACCATAGAGCACCGTTTTCACATCAAGAATGTTATCCGGTGCGGGGTAAAGCATTTGGTTAGCCGTGAGCAAGAAAGTACCAAGCTTGGTTTGTGGCCGATAACGGCTGAAATCGGCCAGAGCCATCTCTATGATTTGCGTCTCTGCCCCTTCAATCAATTCGGCACTGTCCATCAGTGCCTTCTTCAACTGTTCAATTAAGGTTGTCCGTAGCATAGCGCCCCCTTATCGAGTGAATACAAAGGTACTCACTGAACCCAAGATGCCTAAGAAAAACCAAATAAGATCACGGTTATATTTGGTTTTCTCATTGGTACCACTTTGGCTTTGTTCGAGTGGGCGAAGCCGAGACTCGAGCTCGTCAACCGTGCGATCTAAGCGGATGAATTGGCTTTCAAGATTCGAATGTTTGGTTTGCAATTCAACCATTTGGCTCATTAACTGCGTTTGCTGTTTCATGTAATCGCGCATTTCAATTCTGAAAGCGTGAAACTCAGTTTGAGAGACTGGATTACCGGACATTCGCACCTCCACGTAAGGCAGATGCAATACCACCAAACACTCCCGCTGGTGTAATACCAGCGGAAATTTGCTTGTCTTGCGAACGTTTATGAATGTTCAAGCCAAGAACCGTTAAAGCTACGCTGAATAACCCAGTGAGTTTTGCTGCGCCATCAAATGCTTGTTCCGTGTATTGAGGATGAATGATCATGAGTAGACAAATGCCAAAGAACAACGATGACCAAGCTAAACAGACCGCATAGCCAAACGTTGGACGCCAACGCCGAACATAAGCGTCATCACTTTTTAGTTCAGCGACCATCAGCTTATGCTGCTCTGTGATCACTAATTTTCGTTCAGCGCTTTCCATCTCTGCCTGCTGATAGGAAAGTTCGCGTAGTCGAATACGTTCATCAATTTCCATTTGCTTAATTTTCAGCAATGCATCGGGATTGCGCAGCAATTCGCCTTCGATCGCATCTGGGGTATTCTCAACCCCTAAAGCATCGGCGATAAGCACGCCAACCGTACCGCCTGCAGGTCCGCCAATTAAGCTCCCCACCAAAGGCGCAGCACCGCCAATCAGAGATTTGATTTTATCCCACATAGTTGACTCCTTTGGGAAAGCCCAGAAAGTTCTGGGCTTTGAGTGATGGGATTAAGCCTGCTCTTCTTGCTCTTTCAGTTTTGAAAGTGCGTCTTGAATTAGCGATAGCTTCATCTGATTGTCGTTTGCGGCCAGCAATTCAATTTGCAGTTCGCTTTCGTCTTTGCCTTCGAGCGTTTGGGCATAAGAGGCGGGGTCAAAATCACGCTCAGCTTTACGAACGGCAAGCTCATCAGCAATCAATTTAACCAACGATTTACGGTTTTGGTCGGCCACCTCAAGCGCTGAGAGATGTTCTAGCTCTTCATCATTGAACGCGGAAAAGAAAGGCTTGATATCGTCAACTTTACGGGCCAGTAGCTCTTCAAACATTTTCACTTGAAACTTACCTGCATCCGCTTTGTTTGGGTTTTCAAAATGAATGACAGGTAAACGTGCAGAGTGGCCAGGTTGAACCACAGTGGTGCCGAAATAGCGAGGCGTAATGCCTAAGTTAATGAATAGCACCATGAGCTTACGGTTGATTTCTGGTGACGCTGGAACAAAACGGGCGTCCACTTCACGTGTTTCGCCAGGCTTGATGGAACGACCACCAATCGTCACGGTTTGATTGGTGTTGTTAGTAAACGCTGTAGTGATTGACATAAAGATCACCTAAACCTTTTTGAGTTAGCAAAAAAGCCCCGTTGGCTTTTATCAAGTCACGGGGCAATGGGTGCACGCACTAGCGGCCAGTTTTGGAATAGAACAGTACGCTGGTAAAGCGGTTGCGAATCGGCTTAGGACAATGAATCGCGTTGTACTCTTCACCGTAGGCTTCTTTGCCACCATTCAGTTGACCATTAGCATCTCGAGCTTCTTGCATTTCGCTCAAGGTGAATGGCTTAACCACGGTATAGGTCAAAGCACCTTTCTGCCCCATGATGATGCGCTCATCACCGAGATGGGTTGCCGGTGCATTGGTTGAGAACGCAGGTAACGCTTTCACCATTTCCAAGTCACCTTGGGCATTGGTGTCTGAGCCGCTGCGCTTCATCGATGCAACAAACTGCTCGGCGTTGGTACAGGTGTCGTTCAGGGTGTTCGACATCAGCAGGAAGTCAGGTGTGACAAAGCGATCATCTTTCATGATGGCTTTACGACGGCCAATCGCCTGCAGGAGTTGGTTGTAATGCTTCTCCGCGGTCACGCCATCTGGAATATCGCTATCCACCTTCACAATGTTAGTTGCGTAGTTGTAGCGAATGGTTGCCGATGCTGCGGTGACGGTTTTCACTGCACCACCTTCATCAACCAGCAAGAATTTGCCGAGGTTGTATGAGGTTACGATGTAGTAAGTGCCAGCAGCTTGCTTGCCAGAACCGTCGTAGGGTTGAATTTCGGTACCATTAATCGTCAACGTAATTGGGTTTTCAGCTGCACCAATGGTATTGCCTTGCAAGTCATACTGCTGATGCGGTGCAACCACCGGGAATTGCGCGGTTTTGAAGTTAGCAGAATCTTGCAACTGAGCCGCGATATTTTCGCCAGTGATCTCACCCGCTAAATACGAGTCGGCGACACGTTGCATGGTGTTGACGATACGACGCGCAACCAGTTCTTTAATGATTCGGCTGGCCGTCGCCACATTACGACCCCATGCATCCCAGTTAATCACTGAGGACTTGGAAAAATGCATCAGCTCGTTAGAGACTTCAAACGCCACTTTCATCGGCAATACATACGCCAAATCCATACGCTGTGAGTTTTTAACTTTCGGAATCGAACCGCGCTCAAACACAATGCCATCCCCCATCAGAGCCGAAACATCACGGTTCTCATAAGGAATTTGTGTGGTTGCCGATGCGCTGAAGTCGGTCAGTGTTTGAACCAACTGCAACACGTTAAGATCAGAAAGTGCTTCACGAATCACTTCACGTTGTACAGATACAGGCAGTTCAGAATCCGACACAATGTTTGCAGAGCTCTGGCCCATTAGGGCTAAACGCTCAGCATGGATTTGACGATGGTGCAGACGATCAAACTCTGCCAGGACTTGGCGAGCAAACACGGGCAGTTCTTTCTCTTCAGAGAGTCGAAGCTGACCCAGCGCGAAAGTATTCGTGTTGCGCAGAGCTGAATGGATTTGTGCTTGTAGCTGCAAGCTTTCACGCTGCTGGTCTGGTGTTTGAGTGAGAGAACCAGTGACACTGCCAAAGCCTAAACCGCTCAGCTGGATAGAAACTATCTTCTGGTTACCATGCGTGATCTGATTCTCAGCCAGTTTGGTGATCTGCTCATCTGACATATCAACGCTAATAAGCGCAGAGGCTTCTTTCAGCTCCTTTTTCACGTCATCGCTCAGCCCTTCCGCTTTATCGATGGCATCAGTGAAAAGCTTCACTTTAGCGGCCAGCTTCTCTTTTTTCGCTTGTTCAGCGGCCGTTGCGGCGGTCGCTTGCTCAGACAGAATGCGCTTAACGTCATCTTCCGTTAATGAACTGCCCGTGAGTTGAATCACCGGCGCATTGGTCACACCCGATTCAGAGAGCTGCTTGGCGACCGCTTCAAACTGTTCACTCAGTTTGGTGGCTTGGGCTTCATCACTGATGCCATTCAGTGACTCGGTGAGCAGCTGAACCATGGCGGTGTGTTGTTCGGCAGAGAGTTTCATGCCTTTCAGTTTGCTAGCAAACTGGGCGATCAGTTGTTTCCACATATTTTGACGTTCCTCAGAGAGTTTTTGAGCAAGAGACTCGGAAAGGTAGGTGGGGCATTCATGAAGGCAGGCTTCACTGAGTTCGATTTTGTCCAAGTTCTTAATGCATGGACGAGTCACGAAGCCGGCACCTAACAGGGTTGGACCAAACTGCGGGTATTGGCCATCGGGTCCTGCCTCGTTGCTGACATAGTTGGGATGTATTTCGGCAGAAAGATACTTAAAGCCTTCTTTGGTGACTTTATGGATGCCGAGTTCGAACCACTCCACCTCTGCACGTAGACGTCCACGGTCGGTAAATAGGCGCTTCACCACCGCCCCTGCGCCATCTTCTGGCTTGTGTGCAATGTCGATAAAGATGTCTTGACCATAAACCCCATCATTGAAGTTTTTGATCATCGAATCGAACATGCTTTGGGTCAGTTCAAATTCGCCGTAACGTGGATCGTAAAATTTGCCGGTTCGGGTAATAGTGACAACACTGCGTTTTGTGGTTCCGGCATCCACCTTCACCGCATCAGATAAGAGATGAATCACCCCTTGTGTTGTGGTGGCACCTAATACCAAAACGCCTGAGGCCTTAAAGAATTGTCTTCGATTCATTTCCTGTCCTTAAAACGAAAAAAGCCCCTGAAAATGTCAGGGGCTCGGTCGCCATTAAGGGCAGTGTGATGTAAAGAATGCGTTGTTGGGAGGGGTAAGAATTAATCCATGAGTTTTTTCCATAGATAAACAAAGATGTGATGAAAGATGTTTCCCAAGACTACTATAGACAACGCAATCAGTAACTTTACATACCAAAGAGAATACCAAGGTACCTTAGTATCACCATAAGACAATCTTTCACGTTCGAAAAACCCCATGAATTCGACCGTACCTGCGTGATCAATCATGCCCATACTCGCTAGGTAGACAAACATTGCAGCTATGGGCCATATTCTGATTAGCCTGCTTGAATGACGCCATTCAAAACTCCCCCACTCTTTAAGGTAAGTTAAATAGGCATAGAGCAAATAGGCAGCCAATACCGCTGCAATTTTTAATATCCCCCAAAAAGTAATGACAAACGGTGCTTGAAGCTGTATCGCAAGCCAAACTACACCAGCCACTACAATAAAGGCAAAGATGGTACCAAAATCATTATCACTACGTTGTCTACTCATAACACTCTCCAAGCACTGTTTAAATACACAGCTAATTTACTAATGCTTTAGTATGAGTGCACAACAAAACTAAGGATATGTATCTAGTATCACAAAAATAAAAGAAACAAAATTTCATTACATTAAAGTTTATCAATCAAATAGAAGTGATTTTTATCTCTTATCAAAAGGTTATGAGACAAACAGCACATAGTGAGCAACTCACAATATAAATACAACTAAATGCTTATATTCTGTTGTTTTATTAAACCCCAAAAGAGGAGAAACAATGAAAGCAAAACTATGGGCTGTTAGTACCTTGGTTTGGTTGCTATCAGGATGTGGTGAAAAGGATCACTTGATAAAACCGGCTTTAGAGGGAGAGCAAGCCACTATCGAAATAGTTGACTCAAATTGGGACAAATTAATAGCGAAGTGTCCTGGCCTAAATAAGTACAGTGCTGACCTTACTTATGATGGTCTAACCGACATGACTTACTTGGATACACCAATGTCCAGAGTCGAAATTAAATTCAAAGTAGCCAAAGAACCATCTGTTGTACCTAATTCGTTTAAGGCTTGGGGGCATACATGTGCGTTTGGTATTTCACCTGATGGTAAAAATCTGCGCATCCAAAAAGATCTATGTGTCTCTGTATGCCAAGGAAAAGAATATCAGCCTACAGACAAGAACTACGTAACTTCACTATAA